GAAACAAATACCAGGAGTAAATACATACGTATGAGTATTTTTATCATTCACAACTATCAAAAAGAATTAAAATCTATGAGAGAAAATCTTTTAGAAATGCTATCTCAAGGGGTTGAAAAATTTGAAGAATATAAGTATATTTTAGGAAAGATACACATGATAGACATGTGCCAACAGGAGCTTTCTCGCCTGCTGGAACAAGAGGAGAAAATTGATGACTAAGACATTATACGTGCCTGATCACGTAAAAGCAAAATTAGACAACCCTTCAAAAGGTGTTGATCCAAAAAAAACTGAAATAGATAAACTTCCAAAACCTGTTGGCTGGAGAATTTTAGTATTACCTTTTAAGGCTGAGAAAAAAACTAAGGGTGGTATTTTATTGACAGATAAAACAATGGAAGATTCACAATTAACTGCATCCGTTGCAATGGTGTTAGCCGTTGGTGATGATGCTTATCAGGATGAACAAAAGTTTCCTAATGGCCCTTGGTGTAAACAAGGTGATTGGGTCGTGTTTGGCAGATACGCTGGTTCAAGAATAAAGATAGATGGAGGAGAGGTAAGATTACTCAATGATGACGAGATTCTCGGAACTGTTGATAATCCAGAGGACATACTAACAATATTATAACATGGAGGTACCATGCAAACAGAACTAAATACTGCAAAAGACGAAAAGCTGGTTGATCTTGATACATCAGGAGAAGGTGCAGAAGTCGAGCTTGAAGATAAGTCACACGGCACGGTTAAACCAGACGTTTACGAAGAAGTAAAAACAGATGAAAAAGATCCATTAGAACCAAAAGTTGAAGTTCAAGATGACAAACAATCTGATGAAATGGATCAATACTCAGATAAAGTCAAAAAACGAATTGATAAATTAACTTATAAAGTTCGTGAAGCTGAGAGAGAAAAAGATGCTGCTTTACAATTTGCACAAAATGTTCAGCGTGAATTAGCTGAAACAAAAAAGAAAACTTATGACATTGACAAAGGTTATATGTCAGAGAGTGAAGTGCGAAACAAGATGGCTGCTGATCTTGCAAGACAAAATCTTATCAAAGCAAGAGAAGCGGGTGATTACCAACTTGAAGAAGAAGCAAGAGCTGCATTAACAAAGTTAGATCTTGAAGCTGAAAGAATAAGAGTAACTAAATCTAAAAAGGAGCAAGAATATGAAGACTTCCAAAAGGAGTTGGAAAAAGAACAGCAAACCTATACACAATCCACTACTGAAAGACCTCAGCCTTCACAGAAAGCTTTGGCGTGGGCTGAAAAAAATACTTGGTTTCGGAATGATTCAGAAATGACAGACTATGCTCAAAGAATACATAGAGGTTTAGTAGCAGAAGGATTTGACACAGAATCAGATGATTATTATAATGAATTGACTAATAGAGTTAAAAACAAGTTTCCAGAGTCTTTCCAAGACTCGGATCAGGCTACCAGAAGTGCTAAGATCGCCCAACCAGTCGCTTCTGCATCAAGGTCTGCAACCACTGGGCGCAAGTCTGTTAAGTTGACCGCTAGTCAAGTTAAAATAGCAAAAAAGCTAGGGGTTCCCTTAGCTGAGTATGCTAAGTACGTTTAAGGAGGTACAAAATGACAGATTCAAAAACACCAAGAAGTGCACAAACAAGGGCAACTGAGGAAAGAAGAAAACCTTGGACGCCACCGTCTCAGTTAGACGCACCACCATGTCCTGATGGATATAAGCAAAGATGGCTTCGTCATCGTGTAAATGGGGCAGATGATACAAAAAATATCAATGCCAGACTCAGAGAAGGTTGGGAGTTAGTAAGAGCTGACGAATCAACCCAAGGAACCTACTCTGCTTACAATGGAAGTATCAAAGCTTATGAGGGTGTCATCAGTGTAGGTGACTTGCTATTGGCAAGAATGCCAGTGGAAACCGTTAACGAGCGTAATGCTCACTACAAGAAGAAGACTGATCAACAGACTCAAGCTTGGGAAGACGATCCGCTGAGAGAACAACATCCTAGTATGCCTATCAATGTCGATAGGCAGAGTAAAGTGACCTTTGGAGGATCTAAAAAATCTGAATAGGTTGCTTAATAATAAGGAGATGAACTATGGCAAATCAAGCTGGATATTACGGATTTCGTCCTATCAAGATGCTAGGTGCTGCTTACAATGGTCAAGGCCAAACTGAGTACACAATCGGCAACAACGAAGCATCCGCAATATATCAAGGCGACCCAGTTATTCTGGTAGCCAATGGTGCTATTGATGTCGGTTCTTCTGCTGGTGCTGAAATCTTAGGTATTTTTAATGGTTGCGAATACACTGATCCAACGACAGGAAAGCCGACCTTTTCTAATCATTACCCAGGCAGCATAGCAGCGGCTGATATTAAAGCATTTGTCATCGATGATCCGAATGTAGTATTCGAGGTCAAAGTAGATGACACTAACGGTGGTCAAGCACAAGTAGGTACAAACTGTAACATCGCAACATACAGTGCGGGTTCCTCAATTGATGGAATCTCAAACGTTGTTATTGATGGTAGCACTTTTACTACAAATGCTGGCGCTAATTTTAGAGTTGTAGGTTTATCAACAGACGTTGATAACTCAGATTATTCTGCAGCAAATGCAGCAATCCACGTTAAGATTAACTTACACTCACTAACAGACACAACAGGCGTATAGGAGGTTAAACTATGGCTATATCTAGAAGTCAACTCGTTAAAGAGTTAGAGCCGGGTTTAAATGCACTATTTGGCCTGGAGTACGGACGTTATGATGCTGAGCATACTGAAATTTATGATACAGAAACTTCTGATCGTGCATTCGAAGAAGAGGTAATGTTATCAGGTTTTGGTAACGCAAGAGTAAAATCAGAAGGTGGATCTATTGTTTATGACAATGCGACAGAAACCTTCACAGCACGTTACAGCCACGAAACAATTGCATTAGGTTTTGCAATCACTGAAGAAGCTGTCGAAGATAATCTTTATGACAGAGTTTCAGCAAGATATACAAAAGCACTTGCACGTTCCATGGCAAACACAAAGCAGGTAAAAGCTGCAAACGTATTAAACAATGCGTTTGATCCAAACTTTACCGGCGGTGACGGTGTTGAACTCTGCTCTGCAGTACACCCAATCGTAGCAGGAACATTCGCAAACGAATTAGGAACTGCTGCTGACCTCAACGAAACTTCATTGGAGCAGTCTTTAATTGACATTGCTGCGTTTACTGATGAGAGAGGTTTATTAATATCAACACAGGGAAGAAAGCTTATCATTCCTTCTGAGTTACAGTTCGTAGCTGAAAGACTAACACAGTCACAGTTAAGAACTGGCACAGCAGATAATGATATCAATGCTACAAGAAACATGGGCATGATTCCTGAGGGATACACAGTAAACCACTACTTAACAGATCCAGATGCATTCTTTATTAAGACTGACATTCCAAATGGATTTAAGTTGTTCCAAAGATCACCAATTAGAACATCTATGGAAGGTGACTTTGATACTGGTAACGTAAGATACAAAGCTAGAGAGAGATACTCATTCGGTTTCTCAGATCCTAGATGTGTATTTGGTTCTCCAGGTGCTGCATAAGCATCAACCTAAATTACAATTAATAAGGGGGCTTTCATGCCCCCTTTTTTTATGGTACTAATTAAGAACTAGCATTATAGATTACATAGACTGAGCTAGTCAGACGGTATAGAGACTATGTAATCGGTCTATACAACCTAGGAGGTTTATAATGGCAAATACAACTTTTTCAGGACCAGTCAGATCAGAAAACGGTTTTGAATCAATTACAAAAAACGCATCTACAGGTGCAGTTACTGTAGGAACTTCTTACAGCAATATTATTACAGGTTCAGTACAATCTTTAAGTGGTGCAGGAGCTGTTAATCTTACAGATTTAATTACTGAAGTAACTACAACTGGTGCAGATGCACTAACACTTGCTAATGGTTCCACTGGTCAAGTAAAGATCATTACAATGATCGTTGACGGTGGAAACGGAACTTTAACTCCAGCAACTCTTGCTGGTGGTACTACAATCACCTTCAATGACGTTGGTGATGGTGTGGTTCTTGTTTATGGCACAGCAGGTTGGGTTGTTGTTGGAAACAATGGCGCAACAATAGGTTAAGGAGTAAATTATGTTTGGTCTTAAATCATCAAAGGTGACTGCGACCGGTAATGTGACAAGCGGACCAGCAAGATTAATAGCAATCTATGCTGTATGTAGTGGCTCTGCTGGTAGTATTGTTTTGAAAAATGCAAGCACAGGTTCAACTTTGTTTGATATCGGTACTGTTGCATCAGCTACTGAAACCGTAAACATTTACATAGGTGATGAGGGAATTAGATTTGATAGCAATATTCATGCTACCTTAACTAATGTCACATCATTGACTTGTATCTTTGCATAATGAGAAAAAGAGATAAGCAACCACCTAAAACAAAAAAATATTTCCGCTCCACTAAATCTGGGGCGGGAATGACTAAAGCAGGTGTCGCTAAATATAGAAGAGACAATCCTGGTTCAAAATTAAAAACTGCTGTTACAGGCAAAGTAAAACCTGGTAGTAAAGCAGCAAAAAGAAGAAAATCATTCTGTGCTAGAAGTGCAGGACAAATGAAAAAGTTTCCAAAAGCAGCAAAAGACCCAAACTCAAGACTAAGACAAGCTCGTAAACGCTGGAGGTGCTGAATGAAGTTTTCAGAAAATACATCAATTTCAATGCCTATGAGAAATCTTATCAGCATACTGGGAGCTACAGCAGTAGGTGTCTGGGCTTACTTTGGAGTGATTGAACGACTTAATAATATAGAAACTAGAGCTACTTTATTTGAAGCCGATCTAGTAAAAAACGCAGATCAAACTCCTATAGATCAAGAACAATTTATGTTGTTGGAATTTGTATCAGAACAAGTAGAGGGTATGTCAGAAGATTTAGAAAATATGGCACATAACAAAGTTAATATTATGAGATTACAAACTGATATGGAAAAAGCATTGGAAGATATAGAAGAATTAAAAGATAAGGTAAGGCAAAATGGTAACTAAAGTAATTATAGCTTTAATTTTATTCTCAGGTGGTACTATGATTGAACACACTGTTACTGATGGTGTTAAAGACTGTCTTGAAAAGAAAAGAATTATAGAACGTAATATGCAATCTGATACAGCAAGAGTATCTTGTGCTAAAGTTGAGGCACAAATAGAAACTATAGAGGGTGTTGAATTTATTAGATCTATGAGCAAGGTAGACTGATGTTTAAAGGATATTTTTATCTTTTCTGTGCATTTTTATCTTTGGTGTTTATGTACTTATCTATGCAAAGTTCATGGTCCGCAGCATGGAACGAAAAGCCAATCATGTGTGCTAGTCATGAAGAAACATTTTCATTGATAGCAGAAAAAGAAGAAAAACTTATGTGGAGTGCTATTCAATTTACAAAAGTAAAAGGACCTAATGACACTTATAGAGAAGATCCTGAAATGCTAGTATCGGCTTACTATCTAAATATAGATACTAGAACATATACAGTATTAGAATATCATCCTAAATATTTAGTTTATTGTGTTACAAGTTGGGGGACTGATGTTTTACTTCCACAAGAAATAGACCCTAACACTTACTACAGACCGGACAGAGGGGTGTTTCAATGACTAAATGGTTTCTTTATTTAATAAGTTGTCTCATACTGACTTTAACGTTTATCATTGTTGGTACAAAAAATTTTTACGCTGAAACCAATACCGTGTCCTCAACGGTAGTTAACAATACGCCGCCAACAGCAAATGCACCCGTTCTGCCCAATTCAAATAGTGATATTTGTAAAGTTGGTATTGGCGGTGCAGTTCAAAATAATGTGTTAGGTGTTGCTACAGGAATTTTGGTCGACGACGAGCTGTGTCAGCTTCTTAAATTATCTCGCAGCCAGTACGCATACGGCATGAAAGTGTCGGCGGTGGCCCTCTTGTGTCAGGACCCTCGTGTCTGGACAAGTATGATGGACGCCGGGACCCCGTGCCCTGTAAACGGTCTCATCGGTGCAGAGGCAGCCTCTTACTGGGAAAACAATCCAAATTTAATTCCTGAGGGCAGTAGATACAAACCAGAATATATTGCTGCAAATAAACCAGAAAAAGGAGAGT